GCAAGTGCCCAAACCAACCCTGCCGCCGCAAGTTTCTGGCTACTTCCCCAAGTTGCCAAAACTTTTGTCATTTGGATTAAGCCAGCGCAAAATCACTGGTGCAACAGCTGCTGCCCCTGCCATTGCCAATGTCTTTGGGTCAGTCACACCTGCCATGTATAAGGCAAGTGCTGCTGCCATAAATGAGCGCGCCCATGAGGCTGCTACGGCTTTTGCTTGTTCCATTTTTTGCTCTCCTTTTTGACTGCGGCTGCTTTTGCAGCTGGTGCATCTACCTTTGGAAACTCGCCTTTGTATGGCACAAACTTTGGTATGCCAAACCCGACGATCTCTTTGCCCTCTCCGTACGATCTGACCTTGACCATAACCATGCCGCCATTGCGTTGATCGCCTGTCCCAGACGTGTTGCCTTCAATGGTCAAGCAAGTCTTTGTGTCAATCAATCCGACGACAATGCCAATGTGTGAAATGCGATCTACGCCGTCGTGTGGAAAGTCCATAAAAGCCAAATAGCCAAGCTGCGGCATAGTTGACCAGCGTTGCATTTCCTTAAATTTATGCGCACCTGCTGCTGTGCTGACCACGTTAGGTATCTTGACGCCAGTCTGTGCAGCGCACCAATTGACAAAACTGCCACACCACGGCAAGCCGTCTGCTTTCATAAATTTGCCGTACTTGGTGAGGTTGTCACCTTCCTCAATTGTTCCAACCTCAGCTGCTGCAACCTCAATCAACCGTGCATTTGTACCGTCAGGAAAAACTGACATCATGTTCCTCATTTCCGCACGTCCATGTGCAAGTATCATTATCTAAAATTGCTTCGTTATGACACTTTGGTGGAATAAAAGCGTCCAAGACAACGTCGTACTCATAACCAATGCCTGCATAATTTTTGCGGATTGTGCCGTTGTAAGACGTACGTTTGCAGATTTGATTTCTAAAATTACCATACCAAGTTTCAGCGTCTAATCCTTCAATCAATTCAGTTTCATCAATGCCCACAATGACTTCAGTGACAATGTTGTTTTGATCTAAAAATGCATAATGTGCCATTATAACCAACTCACATTTCCTGTGCCAGCAGTTATTGTTGTAATTTTATAAATACCACTTACGGCAGTTGATCCTGTTAAACCAGCTCCAATAGTGATTGCATATCTTGAAGGATACCTGAGAACAACTACACCTGAACCACCCGAACCACCTGTACTTGCAGAAGAGCCGCCCATTCCGCCGCCGCCTCCGCCAGTATTTGCAGTGCCACTTGTTCCATTAGCAGCTAACGCACCACCTGCACCGCCGCCGCCAATACCACCTGCACCTGCTGATGCACCGGATTTAGCAGTACCACCGCCGCCGCCACCTGCATAAGTAACAGAAGAACCTGAAATTGAAGTAGCCACACCAGCACCACCATCAGTTCCATTTCCAATAACCGCACTTACATTTGTGGCTGCTGCACTTGCGCCACCGCCTCCGGCAGAAGCAGTCCAAGAAGCACCATCTGTATTTCCATTTCCACCTGCAAAGCCTTGATTGGCAGTACCTGAACCACCTGAATAAGTTCCTGAAGGATAGCCGTAACCACCACCACCTGAACCACCTGAACCACCTGATGCGTCTTTCGTAGAAAGTCCTCCACCAACAGATGTTATTGTCGAAAATACGCTATCAGATCCTTTAGATCCAGAAACATTATTACCACCAGCTCCACCAGCACCAACAGTTACTGTGTAATTAGTAGAAGCAGTAAGTAATAAAGCAGATTCCACAGTTCCTGGTGTTCCACCGCTTGCCGTTACTGTGCAACGCAGACCACCTGCGCCGCCACCGCCTGTTCCACCACCAGTATTGAATCCAGCCGCTCCACCACCGCCGGCAACAACTAAATAATCAACATTTAATGGTGGTTTAACACTATTTGAACTGGCCACAATGCCGAGGATTGGATTCATTATGTTAAATCGCCAATAACTGTAAAGACATTAGAAGCTGTGCAAATAATTGTGCAAGCTGAATAACGCGCTCTCAGAATTGGAGCGGCTGCATTTGCACCTGTTGAAGTAATAGTTACGCCAGCACCAGCCGCAAAAGTAGTCAATCCAACGCCAATCGATTGGACATTGATTACATTTCCAGCAGCAAAAACTGATGGCGGTATTGTAACTGTTATTGGTGAAGCATTTGATGTTGTTACTAATTTGCTTAAATCACCTATAACTAATGTGTAACTTGTACCAGTTTGAGCATTGAAAGCCAATGTTGTGTCATCTTGCTCAATCCATGTAAAATCCATGTCCGTGCCTGAGTTTTTTGCCAGCACCTGACCTGTTGTGCCGCCTTTAAGATCAGCCAATGCCGTGTCAACGGCTTGACCAAACACCTCAAAGTCTGCTGGTAAATCAGTTACCAAATCGCTCGACGTCGGCATTTGCCACAAAAAATTGCTCGTTGGATTGCTCATGGTTTCTCCTTTTCTAAGCCACTATTGTGGCATTTGCCCAGTCTAAAGTCGGCGACACGCTTGCCCATGTTTCGGTGATCGGTACGTCGTTCCAGCGCATTGCCTGCAAGCTATATGCCAATGGTGACAACAGCAAGGTCACACTTAATCGGTTGTAAGAGGCTTGAAAAGACCAGCCTTCGACAAAGCCTTGAAATGTCCCACTGCTCATGTTCAGCGGCAAATTGTTGAGTGAGATCGCCTCACCCATAAATACGTTAATCAGGTTGTTTCGATCTGAGTTGTCAATTTCTGGGTTTGTTAAGTCAAAGGTAATTTCACTAAAAATAGGTTGAGGCTGTGCGCGTAGCGATAAATAGAAATTTGCTTGCGCCAATGCGTCAGCTGATTTTTCCAATGTTGTTGTAATAATCTGCGCCAATGAGCCGTATTGGGCAATTGAGGCAGCATTACTGGCTGACTGCTCGGCACTGCTAGTCGAGCCGTATTTAATTGTCAATGAGTTACGCACGTCGCCAACGCGGGTCTCAATGCGCAAACCAGCTGCGCGAGCATGGTTAGCGTCAAGATCGACGTATCCGTTAGCAGCTAAGTATTGCGTGCGGTGTGTGCTGTCTGCGTAGCCTATGCGTCCTTGTGCGTCCTCGTAAATGTAACCAAGACCAGATGTTGCCAATGCTGAAACAAGCGAATAAACGTCAATTCTGTCTGACGATCTATTTGCAAGCTCATAATTGCCTGGTCGATCTATTTCACCCAAACCATTGTTTTCAGCTGTTGCCCAAGTCGTGCCTGCTGGTGTGTAACCTGCCCAAGTAACTGACGGTGCGACCTGCGCCCATGTGTTATACAAAACGTCACTTAAAACGTCATAAATTTGATCGCCGTCAAAGTCTTTCGAAAGTACGCCGTCTGTCAATGTTTTCGGCAGACGAGCCAGTGCGCCTAGTGCTGTGATGCTGTAAGTCTGTGTAAACATGGTTGTGCCTATGTCTCGCACTTCTAAACCAATGTCAACAACACTGCCGCCAAAGATTGGTACGTATGTGCCTGTTGTGTCTTGAACCTGTACAGAAATCGTGCTGTTGATGTTTACTGGTACTGCCACTTGGTTGACGTCTAGCAATTGCAAATTAACATAGCCTGCCTGTGCCTGCTCGTAGATGTTTGTCCGACCTGATCGAATTGTCAGGTTAGCCAAAACCGCGTCTGTGTATTCAACGCCGTCAAGTAATACTTTCCAAACTGGCGACCACTGCGTCATGTTAAATCGCCACCAATGCGGTTGCGCCACCTGTTCCGCGATAGTAGCTGTTGTTCAATGTCTCAACAATTGTGCGTGCTGTGCCTTCTTTGTCTATTGCGCCAGTGACTGTCAGGTTGATCGTTGTACCTGATGCAGCAGCAATGCCTGAAAGGGTGTTGGTGTTAGCACCTGAAATGTTTGCGCCAGTTAAACCAGATGATGCCGTACTAGCTGCGGCAGCCAAAGATTGAGCAGCTGTTAGACCTTTTGCTTGACCTGCAACAATGATTTGTGCCTCTGCTAAACCTGCTGCTTTACTTGCAGCCAATTGTGCTTGTTGTGCTGGTGTCTGAAACCCACTGGCAAAAGGCACTGCCCCGCTTGATACGCCTAAACCGCTGGTGTCAACATTGCCTCTGTTTGCTAATGCGTTTGCACCTGCTAAAACTGATGCAGCTAGTGCCACTGCGCCAACGCCCAGCAATGGATTTAATGCAAATGCTGTCGCTACTCCTGCGACAATTGCTGAGGCTTTGAGCGCGTTGTATGCGGTAATAATTGTCTTGATAAGCGCAATTGTTGCCATAACCGCAGCACTGATCTTTGAGACAACAAACAGGCTAGCCAAGACGCCGCCCACAATGATTAGCTCATCTTTAAGTGATACGACCGTTTTTATAACCTTTTTGACTTGCTCACCAAACTTATACGCGCCAGCTGTGCCGTCCTCGGCTGCTGCTGTCAAACTGCCCTTGCCTGTCAATGCGTTAATAAACGAGTCTAGATTTGGCACAACGGTTGTAATGACGTAGTCCATAAGCCGCTCAACGATTGGCAATAACGCAGCACCGATTGACTCTTTTGCCTCATCTGTGGCAATGCGTATGCGCTCAAACTTAACGGCTGCTGTCTCAGCTGCACCCTCTGCAAATCTGCTGTAAGTCGTCTCCAATGATGTGATGATCGCTTCATTGTCTTTTGATTTGAGTAGATTTGCGTCAAGTCCAAGACCCAAACGTGACAACGCTAATGTGTTGCCGTCGTATGCACGACCCAATGCGTTGGAAATTGCCTCTACTGGCTTGCCTGTTACCACTGCCAAATCAAGTGCAAGGTTAAGCAAACGTTGTGCTTCGTCGACGTCTTTTGTTGATCTAACAAGTCTGCCAAATGCAGGTCTTAATTCGTCGTCTGTAACACCAATTGCAATTGATGTTTTTGTGATGTAATCCTCGACGCCTGCTACCTGTGATGCTGTTGCACTGGTTGTGGCTCTGATTGTTTCAGCTAATTTTTCCTGCGCAGCTTGATCTTGTGCAGCAGCTTTGACTGCGTCGCCTGCAAATGCCAATGCGGCAGCACCAGCAACGGCAAATGCCGCAGCTGCTTTTTTGCCAAACTGTGTGGCTTTTTCTCCAAATGTCTCAGTGCTTGTTTCGGCTTTTTTTAAGCCGTCAACCAAATCCTTTGTTTCAGCAAGTATGGATAATTTGAGGGTACGACTTAATCCAGCCATTAGTCGTATTTCCTAATAATCTTGGAGAACGCTTCCTCCCATTTCCTGACAATGTCAGGTTGCACCGATCTTAGCGTTGGGTAAATAAACCAGCCGCGTGAGCCTCGACCTTCGCGACCTGACCACACTGGGAACTGCTTATAACGGTTTGAGCCAAACTCATACCCTGCCCAAACCTGTTGGGTCGTGCCGCCACCGCTTAATTTTTGACGAGCAAAACCGTAGCTAATCTCACCTATTTTTGATGATTTCTTAACGGTTGCACCGTCAGCAATAATCTTTGATGCTCGATTGTTGCGCTGTCCAGCTGTAACACTGACGCGCTGTTTTACAAAATCGGCAAGCTCAGACGATACCTCTTTGGCTTGATCTATTGCTTCGGCTTCCATTGCCTTAAATGATCGAATTATGGAACGCAGCTCGGCTCTGTCATACGCAATTGCGTCACTTGCCATTTGCTTTCCTTTCCAAAATTTCAAGAACCGTCATTATGTCCTCAGCTTCAACAAAAACGTCTGGGTGTAACCCTGTTGCCAGAGCTACTTCCCAAACTATTCTGCTGAGGCTTCCGACTGGGTAACTTTTGGGTTTGCCTCACCCACAACCACGTCTGCAATAGTCTCAGTCCAAACCTCTAGCGTCTTAACTGGCTTGCCTGCTGCTTCGCGCTTCATTGCATGATAAGCAAGAAAGATTAGGTCACTAATGCCCATTTTTTCTTGCGCCTGTGCAATTGTGTTGCCTGTGTGCTTTTCCCATTTGACCCACTCAGGCGGCGCAGCTGTGTAAGTGATCTGCGTACCCTCGTTGTATTCAATTGTGATTGGTAGCTTCATTGTGTCTCCCGATTGTTAGTTTTTAACTGAAGGTTTCGGTTGGTGTTCCAACCACTACAAATGATAGATCAACGGTCTGCGCATCTGGTGCTGAACCGCCGACGCTTGGAAATACTGGCATAACGTTAAACGCAAAGACTGCACCTGTTACCGCGGTCATTGACACTGCCAATGTTGTGTTTGGTGCTGTTTCGCATGCTGTCCACAATGCTTCGCAAAGTGAACCTGTTGCGCCCCAGTCAGCAAGCATTGAAATGTCGAAAGTCCACTGATCGTCAATGTGCTTGTAAGCCTTGCCGTCTAGTGTTTGGTATGTCTCGACGGTGGAGTCCACCGCGAGTGTTGCGCTGGTCGCTTGCGCGTCGTAGTTAACGGTTGCAATGGTCACGACTAAATCGCGACCAGTTATGATTGTCGTTGGCATTTTGTCCCCTATGTTGTTTGTGTGTAGTACGTCGAAACGTTTATGTCAGCCACCAGCATTGGACTTTGTCCTACTTCCAACACTGTCGGCTTTTCAATAACGCCAACAACGTATCCTGCTGGCATTGCAGCAAGAATACCGATTATGAGCTTTTCCAGATTGTCTAGCGAGCCAGCATTGCTATTGCTAGCAACTATGGCGGTGATTGCAAAATTTAATTTGACCTGTGTTTTTGCTTTGCCAATTAAAACAACTTCCATGTATGGACTGTCAGGTACGACAACAATGGCAGGCGGTATCGGTGCTTCGGGTACGCTCGGATACACGTTGGCAGATAGCGCGCTAAAGGCGTTTGCTAGAGCTGAACGTGTCTCGGCAATTGAGTTTGCTGGCATTTATTGAACCACTGTCTCGGCGTCCAAATAAGGCATAAGCAATGTGCTGACGCGGTTGGTCAAGCTGCGACCCATGCGGTATGGCGAACTGGCAAAGTCCACGCCCTCGATCTGTCCACCAGCTGCAACGCGTGATTGAAAGACCTCAACGCTAACAGCCAAAATTGCTGACTCAATTGCTGGTGTGCTGGCATAAATTTGAGCAGCTGAGTAACCTGACAATGTTGCCTTGCCGTTTGGCACAATTGGACGCAATGTGACGTCTGCATTTGTAAGTGCAGCTGTGAAGTAATAAGGCGCGGCGTCAACGACTGTAAAAGTCGCGCTAAATGGTGCAGGCAAACCTGTCACGATTACTGATTGACCAGCTACAAAATAATGCTCACGGATTGTAAAAAATGTTGCCACGTTGTTTTCTAGCTTGTAAGCATCAATGCCTGAAACGTTTGCAACCAGCATTGGCAAAATGACGTCCTCGCTGGTGTTAATGATCTCGTCTAAATAACTGTCGCTGTAAAGTGAAACGGACACGCCAAGCACCGTGCGCAATTGACTTGCTGTAACAATGGCTGGCATGTCCGTTTCCTTTCGACTGCTGCGGCGAGATCGGGAGAACCCGCCGCATGATTAGTTAATGGCTAGTTATCAGGTCTTGTTGATACCAAACGCGCCTGCACCGATCTTGGTTGCAATTGCGCCGTATCCATAAACTGAAACTGCAATTTGACCTGACGCAATTACGTCTGCACGCAAGCGGTAGGTTGGTGACTCGTACCATGTGTAAGCACTTGGGTTGATGATTAGCATTGAGTCATCTTTGTCAGTGTCATTTGCTGACGGTACGTTTGCTGTGACGTATAGATCAAGACCTGCGACGTTGCCGCGGATTGAGTCTGGACGTACTACGCCGCCTGCGTTGCTTGGCTGTGCAGCCATGTAAATTGGACGACCTGAGTCGTTAAGTGTCATTAGGTTTGCCCACTGGCTTGTGTTTGCCAAGATGTTTGTTGCAAAGCCTTGTGTGTTTGAGTAAACAGATGCAGCACCGCGTGACACAAAGCCAAGCAACTCAGAAGCTGTTGGGTATGTTGTCAGTGTTGTTGCATCAGCTGTTGCACCAGATGCCAGTGCTGTGTAAACAGCAAGGTCGGTTGCCTTTGCATAAGCTGCTGACATGTTGTTGAGCAACTCGTTAAAGAATAATGGTGATGTGCGATCTAGCAATTCAACGCTAAATGTTTGTTGTCCAGCATACTTTTTGACTGTAACTGACAAGAAACTTGAAGCCTGATCTGTTTCGCTTGGTGTGCCTGCTTCTGATGTTTCAGCAACTGTTGGCATTGTTGTGATCTTTGGAATTTCAAATGACATACCAGCATCAGGCAAAACGCCACGGCTGATTGCGTCAATTGCTGATCGTGTGTTGTTAGCAAGTCCGTTGATAACTTCTGTCAACTGACGTGTA